GGTCGATTGCGAGGATTCTTGCAGGGCTGCGAACAATAGTCGACCATGCGCGGTCGGGTCACAAACACCGATCCGCAATATCCACAGATTTTTTCTTGTCCATACTTGCTCATGCAAGTATTTATGATTGGAGCCCCAGCCTGCGAGGTTTACTTGAGATCAATGGCCCGTTTGGCCATTCTGTCTACGGTAGCACGGGCCTGATCCACGTTCATAGTGGGCGTGACCGTTTCTTCGGCTCCTTTGAAAACCACGGTATCACCTTCGATGTTGGCGATGATGTTGCGGAGAGGATCTTGTGTGCTCAAGATCTGCAATCTTTCTGGTGTGATATCTATGCCCATGTCTCTGGCCAGCCCAATGAATGTATCGATGTTTACTGTTTTTTTGGCGTTGGTGTCTTGGGCACGTCCAAGCAAAAACTGGCCAAGTGCGGCCAGTTTGGTACTACTGGGATCCTGGAATTCGCGGATCAGCATTATCTGCGCTCGCGACCCAGAGCCTTGGCAGGAGTTTGTTCTTCGGGCTCTTCGGTAGGAAGATTGGCATCTAGCGAGAGGTCTGCGTCGATCTCTGCGCCCGGTTCGGCCGCGGGCATGGCACCTGCGGCCATCTGATCGGCTCCAGGAACCACGGGCGCCTGGCCTGTGAGTATGCCTTGTGCGGATTCCATCTGTGTCTTGGTACCTTGCAGGCCTTGGATCAGACCCTGCAGGGCGGCTGTGACGTCGTTGTTGAACTGCTGTGCTTGATCCATGCCGATGTCGTTGCGGATAGAGTTTACCAGGGCAGGTAAGTCCTTGAACTGCATGGCCGAAATATCTTCGATCATGCCCTGCACCTGGTCTACCATGTCTTGAGCTGCCAGCACGACCTGTGCCTGTTGCAGTTCCGATGCTTCACGGAGCCTGCGTGGCTTTGCGCTTTCTGCCGTGGCTGTTTTCAGCATCTGCTGTAAACGAGATGCCATCTGGGGATTGGCCATGGCCTTCTGCAGGCCGCCCAGTTGTTTGCCCAGCTCTTGGCGTTGCATGGGATTCAATGGTTTACCTTGCACGGCCGTGTCGATGGCTTTGCCCAACACACCGGCCTTGTTCTGCTGACCAGTGGCCGTGGCCATCTTGCGAACACCAGCCATGGTGCTCTGCGGATCGACGCCTTGTTGGTTTGGGCCATAGCCCACAATTTTGTCGTTCAGAGCTGCAAATGCCACCTGTGTGGGATCTTTACCTTGCTGCAAGGCAGCAGTGGCTGATGGACCAAACCGCTGATTTCCTTGCATGGCCATGCCAGGTGCGGCTCCTGGACTGGATTCTTTCACTCGGGCTTCCAATGCCTGCTCGATCACGATGAGCTTGATATAAGCAGGATCTCTTTCGCTGGTATGGAAGTCTGGAGTCTGGCGATGCTCGCGGATCAAACCACGCACACGTCCCAGCATCTTGCGTGCTTGTGCAGGGGTGATCGAGCTCAAGCTCATGCGTTGCCCGAAATAGCTCTCCAGCACCCGCTGGCTCTGTTGGACTTTAGTTTTTGATTCCAGTTCTTGAAGTTTCATCGTTGAATCCTTTGTGTTGCCAGTATTTAGCCAGATTGAGGCATTTATCTAGCCGATCTTGCGCATACCGGAGTTTGGTCAGGGCATCGTTGAGGCGGTCCGTGACCACGTATTTCTTCTGCAGATCTTGTGACACTGCGAGAGTGTGACGGAAATACTCTATCTCTCGGGTGCGCCAGGTCACTGCTTGATCCGCCCAGATCATCTCTTGGGTGAGGTCATGTTTGTTGAGCTTGTCGGCTATGCACCACGATATGGCTACCCTGCTGGAATCCGTCTGGGCCGCCAGCGTGGCGCCACGGAATATCTGATATCCATCCTGTGCAGGGTGTATGAGGTATCGGCCAAACGCACGTATGTCTTCGCCCATGCGGAATATGGCGTTGGGATTGTCTCGGAATTGTTCTCGGGCCATGCGCTCGAGCATGCGGGTGGCCTGAGCTTCGCTTATTTTGCCACGTAAGTCATGACCAGCCAGGCTATCACCGCGCCCAGGGTCCCGATTATTCCCATCCCCCAGCCGATGATCTGATCGTTGCGTTTTTCCGCCAGGGCTTGCACCATGTCGTGTACTTCCCGTATCACGGCTTCGAGACCTGTGACCTTTTGCTCCACTGTTTCCAGTTTTTGCTCCAGGAACTTGTACCTCTGTGCGCACAGCTCTACGTGCGTTTCCAGATTTTTTTTCTCGATGTCGGTAGTCTGAACCATTTTGATCCTTTTGTTGCGGCATAGTTATTTATGGCCCTGTTGGTAGATCACGTTGGGTGCAGGACCCAGCGCACGTATCATGGGCTCGACGCCAGCGGATTCGGTCAGCCCTGTGATCATGGGCGTGCCTTCGCTGTCATGCCGGAGCACCCAGAACTCGTCTCCATCCACCAGCCACTGCGATTCTGGCTCGATCTCGAAGCTGAAATGCCATACGCGGCGATCGGGGCCAAACGGCATGTCAGCGGAGTCTGGCATCCTGGGACCTTCTACGTTGAATATCTGGGTGCGCATGCCGGCCAACTGCAACATGGTATCCCAGTTGCGCTGTTGATTCCGTGCCCGCTGATCGCCGCCAGGACGGGTGGAAGTCACGCCAGTGGCCGTGATATCAAACAAACAGTAGCACTCCACCCTAAGCATCGTATTTCATCCTGTAGTAAACTTCTACCTGATCCAGCATCTCTTTCAGGGCAGGATCTTGCTGTGCATGCCTGCGTATGTTGCCCCACAGCTTGCTTTTCAGCAGCTCCTGGTGCAAGGACTGTTTTTCAGGGCTTACACTGTGTAACTGTCGCTGCGAATGGGCTTCACATATGCGGCGACGATACACTGTATGGCCGCCATCGGGACTTTCGTACACGTATTTCTGTTCCTGCATGTGAGTAATTATGCCATAAAAAAAACCCTGGTCCGAAAACCAGGGTTTTATCAATCAGTGATTGATTAGGATGCAGCCAGTTTGAATCCAACGTTGGTACCTGTGGCGCTGTTCAACTGGAAACCTGTGTAGGTAACATTAGCGGCAGCTAGGAATGCAGCGTCGTCGGCAAAAGCGTCTTGAGGATACACAGCGAAACTGAGTACGGTAGCATCTACTTGGTAGATAGCCACTGTGGCTGTCTGCTGGATACCTTGGATCACTGCGGAAACATACTCGTTCACGCCCTGCTCGCCGGCCACTGATGTGTTGGCCACTGCGCGGAAGAAGTCCAGCTTGGGACCCTGGAAGTTTACGGGTGTTGCAGCGGTTGCGGTAGAACCGGCGATAGAACCGTTGGCCACGTCCATCGCGAACACTGGTTGTGCGGTACCATTGACTTTGGTAAATTGTGCCATTTTATTTCTCCTTGATATATGGACCCTGTGGGTCTGCTTTTATTTATACCAGATCGGAGAAATCGTCGGGTATCAGGCCAGTTCGGGGTTGTTGCGGGCGAAGTTGGCCTGGCTGAAACGCATGCGATCCACGAACTTCATGCCATGGCCTACATAGCCTTCGTGACCAGGTTCGTCGTTGATTGAGGCCTGCACGTCGTGTGCCTGAGAATCCAGCTGGCGCACCAAGTCGTTCTTGAGGCTGGATATCTCAAGGAATGCCTGGAACACCGCAGCCACGGCCCGCTTGTTTTCAGTGGCCCATTCAAATATACGCGGAGCTTTGGCTGGTTCTTTTTGCTGTATCCATGTACCAAATCCCTGGACGAGATTATCAAAACTGCCCGAGCGCACACGGCTGTTGATATAGGTTTTCATCAGTGCGGGCAGGTTGGTGATTTTGCGAGCCCTGAGTTCCTGGGGATCGAACAGCTGATCTATGGCCTGTCCATATTGCGCGATGATCTTTTCAACATCGGCCACGACAGTTTTGTTGATGGTGATTTCACTCATTTCTCTAAGGCTGGGATCCAGTATCAAGAGACCAGGACTGTCTTGTAGGGCTGCGGTACGTATAGGAGTTGCTGTTCCTTCCGGGGAGTCTAGGGCCGTGTGTATGGCCACACCCACTTGGCTGGCCCCGATCTTCTTGCCTAGATCGCTGTCGACTGGGATCCGATATT